AATATTTTCATTCAACTGTTTCCAAAACGAGGGTGAATGTTCCGGTTCCGTGTCCGATTTCGTCTCGACGTTACCGTCTTCTACTTCCGACCCATTCAGAATCGTATTGGAGCGATACACACGGGAATAGCAATATGGGCAACGCACATAAGCAAACGAGTCTGTGATACTCTTTTCCGTCAAACTCTCTTTATTACCTTTGAGTGCATCAATAATGGCAATGACCTGTTCTCGTATTTCAGGACGCAATTTTTCCATCTCTTCACGGGCAATGTCTTGCGCAGCCCATTGTAACCAATTACCAGCAGCATCTTGCACTTCATGCGAGAAGGTATGTTCGGGTAACGATTCGTAGTCGAACTGATGACCGCAGCGAGGGCAAGACACGACAAGCCCGCCATTAAGTGATTTGAGTAGCATGTTAAGTTCCATATCGTAATTTTTAAGTCGCTCGTCTGAATATCCGTATTGTTTAAAAGCTAGACGGATAAATTCAACGGCATCTCTCAACTGCTGCTCCGTTCCCGATTTAAGGCCGACGAGATAAGTATTAGGATTTGCCCCCCAACCTGTCAGCGTGGAATATTCAAGCATACGCCATTTCAATACTTTGCGCCGGTCTTCTTCATCTCGGGCAAGTGCTTTCACCCCTATCGAATGTTCAAGCGTACGACCGGCATCGCGAAATAACTTGTAATCCGCAAGTATATCACGGCCTATCTGTTTGTCAAGATTAAGCTGTCCGACCATGATGAGATTGTCATCTTTTTCTTCGCCCGATAACGGAACTCCCAACAATTGACGCGAATCATGATTCAGATACCACCGCATTTTCTTGATGTCATTATGGAGCGTTTCCGTAAATGACCCCGGCATCGAGATGTCGTGTTGTGAATCCTCGATGCCTATACCGTTGACTGCAACGGTAACGATCCCTTTTTCCGATACTTCAAGCGCCTTTGTTTCATATTGAAGGCTTTTCATCTTCTCGTTCATTTTCTTCTCCTTTCGAGGGTTGTGTTAATGATTGGTTTTTAACTATGGTGTTTATCTTTTCTAATTCTTCCGGAGTCATCTCAAATTTCAGCTTACCAAACAATGGAATCGTATCAGCCCGCCGATCCTCATGTAACTGAGCACGTATATCATCAAGAGTGCATAATCCGGCATTAAATGCCATGAGACCTCTTTTGAGTATCATATCTTTTACGGTTTCTGCCTCTTTACGCCCTGTCTGCAAACACGAAACGTCGCTAAAATCACAATCGAGATAATATCCTTTCTGTTCCAAGCCGAGAAAAAGGGTCAACTCTTCACAGAACCGTTTTGCGGCCGGAATAATGGTCGATGTATAAACACTCTTTTCAGCCGTATCTTGATTGCTGAACGTCGATTGGTCTTTACGAGGGACGAGTACAGCCGGAATGCCATATATCGACGCGATCTTTATCGCGTCTTCCAGCGTTTCATCAAACGGTTGCAACTCGGATATGGATAAGTTTGTACGAACAAAGTTGATTGGTATATCTGTTACCCCGTATGGGGATTTCCCCTCACCAATACCATAGTTTCCGTCTATCTCCTTACGGAGCTCTTTTTTCTCATCGGGGTCAAGGGCAACAGTCCCCGTTTCATCCGCTTTCGTTGCCACAATAAAACCGAGCCCTCCCCGCTTCACATATATCACATTTCGGGCTTCATACACAGCAATAAGATTAGCAATGGGTTTCATTACAGACAGCAAACGGCTTTTAGCTTTGAGATAGTTGTATCCATTCAAGCATTCCGGTAATCCGTCCCGGTCATGCCATATCTGGTAGTGAGGTATAAGCAATCCGGTATACGGACTGACAGCTAATTTATAGCCCTTTATCAGCTCCTCTTTATCTGCTATTCCGAATATGGGAATACCATAACTGTAAGTTACCGGCTCAACCGTTACCTTATCCGCCGGCAACTCCCAATAATTAGAACACCATTGACATTTAAGCGTATCCGCACCCATCGAATCGGGCATGGCTGCCCGTAAAAAAGCATTGCCTGTAACCAGCTTGTAAACAAAATGTTGATAAACAACCTCCCTCCAACTCATAAGAGGATTCGGTTTACTGAGAATACGATCGACATTGAGTCGGTTACACCACACAACACTGTCGTCTTTAACCCGTTTAAGGTCGTAATGTGCTTCACTTATTCGTTTAGCTATATAATCAATCGGCCAAAATACCTCGGGAACCGTCCCAAACAAAGTCATAAAATTGGCGCTGACAACACGAGGCCGAGCAAACATTTCGATATTTCTCAATATCTCTTGCAATCGCAGCACAGTATGTTCCGACAAACTCGAATCCGCCGACAACAGAACCTTATCTTCTTTCTCAATCGTTGCCGTTCGGAATTCTTTGGTGCCGAATATTCTTTGTATAAAATTCATGAATTGTGCTTTTCAACAAAGAAAAACACAAAATCAGTCAATTGCTCCAATCAGCCAAAATCCTGATTTTTTCCAAACTATCAAAACAGAAAATAACAACCAATGATACAACAAGTTAAAAGAATCACTCGTTTGAAAACGACTTTACTACGAACTTAATAAAACCACTCAGAACCGCACTGGCTTCCCTCTTTTCACCACCCCGTTTGTAGTCAAGCAAATTACTCATGAACATCGCATACTCGACATTATCATTGAATTTGCTTTCATCAAACAAAATATGACTCCTTACATAATCTGACGTAGCCGCAATCCTCCTGTCCATGTCGGTGTATTCCCGCATGACCCGTACACCGGACAGCTGTGAGCGCAAACCTCGAACAAAAGAGAAATATGCTTCCCCGCATTCTATTATCGTTATAGGGGAAGCAACAGTAATAATCGTATTACCAATATCCTCTATCGACGAGGTTTCCCGGAACGCAACATCAACGATATGCCAATTGACTCCACACAACTTTCCATGTACCATCACAAACTTTCCACCCACATTCGGCATCGCATACACGACATCTTGCGAATAATCACACTTAGTATCGGGATTGAAAAAATGAATCACGCCATCACGGGCATAGAGGTTACGTTTCCTCCTATTGGAAAATCGGGCAAACTCATCTTTCAATACATCACAAACAATATATCGCATTGTATCAGATATGTGGCCGTGTTCCTCATACGACTGCATCGTGATTTTGTTTTTTACTCTCGTCTTCAAAATCGCACCGTTGACATCTTTCTGTACGATCATATAATCTTCAATTGATGTATTGCAATTCTCTCCGATAAGGATATCGATACCCAACTGCTGCCCGTCAAAAATCGAGTTGATAAACTCGCCAGACATGGCAACACTCGGATTTTTTTCGCTCACACAATCTTCCACCTCTATACCATCATCTTTGAGAGTATCGATAAACAAATCCAAAAACGACCGCTTCTCTTCATCTATCGTCGTGGCAGCCCTCGTTGAAGCATCTCCGTGAAGATAGACCTTTTCGGGAGCAAATTCTTTCAGCTTGGCCGCAACCAGTTTGGCTGACCTCCGAACCGTATTATTCGGACTTTCGGCACAAGTTTCATATATCTGCCGTATCTGTATCGTATTCCCGACGGCAATTTGCCAATATGTACAAGTGATATATGGCAGCACATTGTTATCAATACTGATGTGAACCGGAAGTTTCGGATCATACACTACTTCTCCCGAATGTTTTCCCCGATTAAACGAACCGAAAAACTCCGATCCGGTCCTTATCACACCCCACTCCCCCAAAGCGTAAACATTATAGTAATCGGGATCATTCAACCTGTCTTTCTCAAAGTCGGCAATACATTGTTCATCATAATAACCATACGTCCCGTCGGGAGAACCCACAACCCAAAAGTTATTCAGATAAGTCGTCTGTATCACCACGGTATCAGGTGCATGTTCCTCTATCTCTTTGGTACGAGGATTGATTATCATTTTCGCCTCATTCATACGAATCGATTTTACGGCTGTAAGTTCGGGAGGTATTTGCACTCCGGATAGATTCACACACATTGGGATATCGTGCCATTTTTCTATATCGAACACTTCTTTTTTTATCCAATGCGTTTCTTTGATAGGGTTGAACGTGGTTATAATCTGCTGGCCGAGTTTGCCTCGCAGACGTTTACGAACTTGCTTGTAATCTTCACTGTCGAACTCGCTCCATTCATCGAGGATCACACGTTTATAGTTGGAGATACCTTTTATTTTTTCCGGATCATCAAGTCCGCAAAAATCTATCTTCGCTCCATTAGAAATGCAAACGACCTGTTTCACGCCATCTTTAAATCGAAATAAACCCGATATACCTAACTGTTTCGCCGCCACTTTGAAATCCTCGTAAATAGTTTTGGATATACTTGCACCGACTTTGCGCATTACCAACGTGTTTTCCCCATCATACAACGTTATGATGAGAATAAGCTGTGCAACACTGTACGTCTTACCAGACGACGATCCCCCGTATAAAATAATCAGTCGGATAACAGCGTCTTGCAACAGTTTCAACAGATGAAATCCAAGAGGGTTGAGTTTCTTGTAATTTATCTTCATCGATTTTGATAATTTGAAACATTTTCAGTCATTTTTCTTACACAGCTTTTTATTTCCTCGGCATTTTAGAGACTTGGAATTTTAATCTGAAATAATTTCACCTGTTTTTCTTACAGTCATTGTTCCGAATCATCATCAAAACCGACTCTTAATTCTCCCACCATATTATTCGCCGTAATATTGATGTCTTTCGCCGACGCATAACCGAGGACATCTATCAGCCGTCTACGGGCGGCATCTTTGTCTACATCGGGAATTATTTTCTTTCCATTACGGGTAAATTTGAGAATTTTCCTTATCCGTCTGGGTATCTCATGCAGATAACGCATACGCCATTGCAGCGTTTTTTCATCTACTATCCACAAATCAAGAGGATCCAAATCAAGTATGCTCACATCGTCGCTTATCATACGTTCCCGACTGATCGACGCGAGACGCGACTGTTCTTCCCTCAGTTGCTCGACCCTTGCTATTATCTTGCTATTATCCATAAGTCGCGAAGCATTGCTGTAATGGGTAGCTGCTTGGGCATCGTTCTTGCAATTGTACGCCTTTCGATAGGCATTGACCAAAATACCTCGACTGTCGTTCCCGTATGCGTCGACGACATATTGACAGAACAACTCCTGTTGCGGCGTAAGTCCGTATTCATTCTTTATTCGGGCCATATAGTATATATTGTTGCAAAGATTTTATAATCGACATTGTACAAAGACCATACACGTTTTTCCTATCCTATGCTTTTATTATAATTTCACCCGCTTCTCAAAATTTTCCGAAAGAGCCATTTTTTTATGCTCCATGATCGATTTACGTTATCTATGGCATCTTTTTTTTCATCGTGCGAGGTGGGGTAAGTATAAGGATACACACAGCTCCCGTCCTATCCGTTTTGTTCAAATATACGCCTTACCCCTTCTTCGATAGTCATATATGACAAAGGTACTGTATAAACAGATTCATTGACGGACTGCTGTTTGCGGTCAAAATTACGTTCTACTCGAATCAACTCAATATCAAGGTGTTTATATTTTCCAACAAGCGTAGCGAATTGCAATGTCGATGTCTTCTCCGGATTGACCGCATTGATAAGCTGACGATTGCAACCATAAGCAAAAATCAAGCTCTCAACTATATCGTCAATATAAGTGAAGTGTCGTATATTCCGGCCTTCATTGTAGAGCTTTACCTGCTCTTGGTTGAGCAGACACCAAAGAAGAGTACCCTGACGAGGATTCGGGCCATATACGTTATGGAATCTTATGCCGGTAGCCGACGGATTGTAACATCGGGCATATTCTTCATCGAAATATTTACTTATACCGTAAAGAGAGGTTGTATTGCCGGGATTAGCAGTAGACGATGAAGCATAAACCAATTTTACTCCGGCACGTTTACAGGCGTCGCACACTACCATAAACGTTTCAATGTTATCGACACGGATTTGTTCCAAATTCTCGTTGAAAACCGATGTCTGCGCAGCAAGATGGTAAACGCAATCAACATCGGAAATATCAACCGTCGAAAAAAAAGTTTTCGCCTCTATACCTATCTTCCTGTCAACAATGCAAACTGCAATATCACACTTTCTCAAATACGAAACAAGAGCTTTGCCTATAAAACCCTCGCCACCAGTAACAATAACTTTCATGATTTTTTTATTTATGTTTTGTCTTATATTCTTTGCACATGACTTAAAATCAATTATTTTTGCAATCGACTTGGAGATGTGGGCCGGGAACGGGCCGCCCCCCACTGAGTGAGGAATCTGCTTTTATAGTATACTTCGTAGCCGGGAGAGACACCCGTGTAGGAAACCAAGAGAGTTGGTAAGTCCGTGAGTCCAACACAAATGCCGTCCTTTGGGCGGCATTTTATTTGTTCGATAAACAAAAATTATATATTCCAAATATACCGATAAGTCCATCCGGAGAAAGGCAATCGGATGGTTGCTTGCATGACGTCATCATGTCCAATCGGGTATATTAAGCCTATAACTCCATAAAACCCGAACCAAAAAGATACGGGTTTATTCATTGTGCTTATGTCGATGAATCCTCCCATCACGGGTTATCACAACTATTTCTTTAAACCGATGAGTTGCTTTGGACTCATACATTTTAATACCCTGTTCAACTGCTTGACGCAAGTGTCTACCATTCTTTTGATAAATGACAACCATATCGGATTTTTTATCACGTCCATGACGTAACGCATTCATAATATTATCAGCCAAATTTTGTGTTCCGTCCGGTGTCCTCTGCTCAAATGTAGCATCAAATATTTTTCCATCAGGAGTTTTCATAGTTCCTGCCTCATCTTTGAGTGTAACCTTATAACCTTTATCTGCCATCAACCGTGCAGCCTCAATCTCCTCAGGTTTGTGTCTTGCGGTACTCTTCTCGACAAGTACATACCCACCCCCTTTCTGACTGAAATAACCATATGAATATCTTCCGGTATTCATAAGCTGTTGAAACGCTATCTCTCGACGGTTATATTCTCTACTTCCACCTTTCAACCGTCTTGAACCTCCGGACAACTTAACCATTATCGAACTTTTTAGCTGTCATATAGTCGTGGATATACACAAGAGTATGCCGGACACAAAATTCTTGTATTTCTTTTCCTCCCCCATAGACAATTAAATTAGGAACACTTTTTCCAGATATGGATCGTGCCATATCAAACTCATCTTGCAACCGTCCAACAAATCCACACGTACCCCTCGTTGCAAAAGCATTATAGCCTTTGGGTACTCCCATCATATTGAATTTGTCAAACTTACTGCTGACATTGAGGTCGATATATACATCGATACCGCACTCTTGTAAGTATCGAGCTATCCACCGCTTCTTGTAGATGAGATAAATACCATAAGACAATGGTGTGGTATCAAATAACGAAAAATTCGGTTCAATGATCGCAGTGGCATTCCCCGCCAATATTTTTGCAGGATTTTTCCATACACTTTCAAACCGATAATCATCGACATAAAAATGAATTGTCGATGCCTCTTTTGTTTTTCGCCCCAATCCATACGGAGATAATGGAAGTTTAAGCATTCCTGCCTGCCGGTCAAGACGCAAACATGGAATATCGTAAAGGTTGTCGCTAGGGTATAGTACGTCCTCTACGTCAATAAGATTATTACCGTTCATGATGATGTGTTTTAATGATGTCGTTCTTGTTATGAAAATCTTACGAAAGAAATCGTAGGAAATAAAAGCCAAATCACCATGTTATACCCATGTTCTCTTTGGCTTTACAAATTAATTTAACTAATATTTTTTCCCTCCGTGCTTATGTGTGCGAAGAGTGTTATAATTCATTTTCATTCCAATATGCCATTCCATGTCGATTGCCATGGACCGGGATAGCTCGAAAATATTGTGGATAGCATGTCGGAGTCTTTCTTCAAGGGTATCGGAACCGATGATAATGTCTCTTATGATGGCATAGATG